TACATGCAAAAATCAAAAAGATTGAAAGCGAAGTATTACAAAAAGAAGAGCAACCCAAATGGCAAACTGATTTTGCTATGGATGATCCATTTGTAAATGAAAAAGGTTTGTACTCATATGATGCTTATGAAACAAAAATGAAATCAAAGTATGACCGTCCCAAAAATGTAATTGAGGTATAAAATGGAAAACATGTATTGGGGAAACACGAACGAGAAGTTATGGGAAGAACGCAAGTATAAGGACGGAAACTATCCTGCGCTTGATACGTTGATGACACCTGAACAGATTAAGCGTGGTCAGTACTATGCGACTCAATATCTGATCAGGCGTGGCGAAGTAGACAAGTACAAAAAGGAATGGGACAAGCTTCAGAAAATTTATGCTTGTGAACGTGATCCTGATACGATTGATCCAAATATGCCAAACTCTTTTATTCCGTTGATGACTCCCGTTGTTGAAGGGCAGATCGCCTCAATGATGGAATCTGACATCGAGTTCTCACATATTACCAACAACCCAGCACACGAACAGTACATGAAAGATCTTGATGAGGCCTCTGCATACTGTCGCAGGGCAAACAACTATGACCGTCACTTGAAAGACTTTGCTCGTTTGTATGATCTTCTTGGAAATGCATGGATTATCTCGTCTTGGGAAAAAGGCTATAGCAAAAAACGTGGCGTTCCGAATGGGTTTCCTAAGATTACCATTCCGCCTGTGCTGAACGTGCTTGTTGACGGCAAGATCAAGGACTACAAGGATCTCCAGTATGCTGACTACATCATCCATGAGATTGGATTCCAGTCTATTGCTTGGGCAAGAGATGAATTTGGTGATGACAAGGCCAATGCGCTGACACTGGCCTACACCAGATATGATGGCGAAAACCCTGACATGTCACTTGAAGATCGCTTTACTTTCAAGTTGCTGCATGTTTGGACTCGTTCAAATTCATACGGAAATCTTCAGTTAATTGAAATGGATGTTAATGGTCTGATTCTGCGTGAGTCTGACCCAAGCAAACCGTACTATAAATACGTTGACAATCAGTATCCATTTGCCTTTGCTCGCATGATTCCGCAGCAAGGTCGCTTTTATGGATACGGCGATGGTAAGATTCTCAAGCCGATGCAGGAAACTGTCAATCGTTTGACAGACGAACTTGAGCTGGCTGCACGGTTCTCTGCACAGCAAAAGATCTTTGTTGACCCCGATGCACGCATGGATCTGTCTCAGCTTAACTCCGATCCGTCAAAGCCGATCATGGCAAAGAATCCGAATTCCAATGTCAGATTCTCTCAGAGCACTGGAGTCAATGGTGTTGTGGTTAACATGATTGAATTTTTGCTTAGAGAAGCACAGCGTGCTACTCGATTCTCTGATGTCATGACTGGTCAGAGCATTGCTGCATCTTCTACTGCTACCAGTGTTAATGCTCAGATTGTACAGGGTGGCATCGGCATTAAAGACAAAAAGTCAGACATTGCTGAAATCATGGCATGGACTGACATGTACAGCTTGAAACTTTGCTTTGAGTTCTGGGATAAACCGTTCTGGGCAAACCTGTCTAATCAGAATGCACGCTTTGTTGACATGCAATCGATGGTTGAAGCCCCTGCTGCTGTTCCACCGACAATGGACACCATCACTTCATTGCTTGAATCTGGCGCAGAAATTCCTGACTATGAGATACTGATGGATGAAGCTGGCAACATTCAGACAACTGACTTTGATTTCTCAACCAAAGTTGTCATTGGTCAAGCAATTGCTCGTGGCAAAATGGATATGTACAACATGATCCTTGGTCTGATGCAAGTGCAGACTGTCGATAAAGATGGTGCTGTCAAACCGTTTATTACTAAGAAACGTGCGACACAGTTGATGGAAGAGACGCTTGGATTTAAACTGAGTGCATCAGATGAAGAAGAAGATGATCTTGAAGAACAAGTCATGAATGCTGGCATGCTGAATCAGGTTGGAGCAAACATTCAATCTCCAATGGGAATGCAGCAGCCAATACAGATGCCACCTGAGAACATTGCGAGTACAGTTCCAATGGTTGGCGGAATGGATAAGAGGGGAATGGCATAAATGAAAGAGATGTCTGATGCACACTCTGCGATGTACAAAAGTTTTACCACGCCTGACCCGCACTCTGTTGGTGTTCAGAAAATTCTGCTGGAATTGTATCCTGCATTATCCAAGAAAATCTTTGAGAGTGATGGGTTCATGTCCAAGTTTGTCTTGTCAGGCATGAATGCCAAAGATATTCTTGATTTCCCTGTCTGTGGCAAGTGTGAAGCAATTGCTGCGCTGGATGGATTTGCCAAGAAGAATGGCAAGTGGGTCAATAAATGTACATGCATGCGCGAGGGATGCTATCACACAACCATCGATCCTGTTACATTCAAAGTATGGATCATGGACGAGATCAGAAAAAAGCACAAATCAAAAGACATGGATGCAATTGAAACTGCATTTGCGTTTGCAGTTGACGCTACCTCTATGGCTATGAAGCGCAAGGCTGATGCTGAACTGTTGCGACAGACTGCTGAGCAACAGGCTAGGCAGAATAGAAAATCAATGATGGCTGATGGGGCTGCCACTAAAGCCCCTTTAAATATAGAAATAAACTGGAATCCGCTTAGTGACGAGGAGTACAAGCGGAAGTTTGATGGAATGGAGATAATTGACTGATGTACGACAAGAAGACTGCTACGATTACATTCCCACATCTGATTCCGAGTCCTGTTCTTGATGGCAAGAAGTATTCACTCAATGATGCACAGGGCGGATCAAAGAAGATTGCTGACCTCGGACTGGAAGTGAACTCATTCTATGGCGGAAATTGTCATGTTGTGTTCATGATTCCTGATCTTGGATTCTATCTGTGTCCTAGACGAGATACCAATGAAGCTCTTGGCTTTTATGTTCATGACTGGAAAACTGTCACTGAAAAAGGCAAAGAAGTTTTGCAGCGCAGATTCCCTGATTGCACATTGGTTTTTGATAACATTGCTCCAGCAACTTTGACTAAAGAACAGCGTGAAGAAAAGCAGCGCCTTGCAGCTGAAGCACTTGCGCATGGTGCAGATCCAACACTCGTGACCCATGCAAACAGCGAGGAGCTTGCCTCGTTGATTAAAGCAATTGATAGTGGCATGTCTGCCAATCCGATTGCAACAATGGCAAGCAGCGAAGCAATCTATGCCGAAGAGCCAGTTGATCAGGTAGATCAGAATGGTGTCAAGCGTGGTCGCAGAGGTTCTAGATCTTTCTGATTTGACAATAATGTTACTATTTGATTAAGAGCGTTAAGCTTTTTGAGTGCGCAGGAAACTCTAATTCCTGTTAATTGAGTCGCAGGACTTTAAACACTGGGGGTAGTATGGATCTTGAAAACATTTTTGGTAGTGACACTGATGACGAAATTCTTGACGTAGCTGATGACACCTTTGGAAATGACGAAGAATTAGAAACAGAAGACTCAGGCAAGAAAGCATCTGTCACTAAATCAAAAGAAGAGCAAAAGATCGTCTACTTGAAACGTGCTCTCAAAGAAAAAGAGCAACGAATCAAGGAACTTGAGAATGGATCTAATGCAGCCGATGCAACATCTAAGCTGATCGAATCGTATCTTGCTAAAGGATATGACGAAGACACAGCAAAGAACTTTGCAACAACTGAGTCTAAAATGAGTGCAATTCAGGAGCGTCTGGAGTTGCAGGAATTCAAAGAACAGAATGCAGCGATCATTAGCAAGTATCCTAAAGCTACGGAAAACCTTAAGTGGTTGATGGACGCAAGTAAAGCAACTGGGATGAGCGTTGAAGAAATCTGTCGTGGCAGATTCGGAAATGATCTACAGACAAAAGAACAAAGGAACAAAGACGCAATGTTAAGCCAATCAAATCCTCAAGGCAATCCAGTCACTAATGCAATGCGTAGTGCCGAAAGCGAAGAATCGCTTAGCCTGAATGCAAAAGACGAGAAGATGAAAGAGTTTTTTGAGGGTCTGTTTGGAGAAAAATTATCTACTAAAGATTTCTTGGCACTGAAAGAGCGCCGAGGATTATAAGAAAGGAAAAGATATGCTAAGAGTTAACCGTCCCGAACCTGTTCCGCATATTATCTTTACCGTTGGCACTGGTGGAGTTAAGAAAGGTCAGCTGGTCATTGCAAGTTCTGGCACTGCTGTTGCTGCTGCCGAAGCTCCGACTGATGCTACCGTGCTTGGTGTTGCTCTGGATACCAAAGCAGCGGGTGAACAAGTTCAGATTGAATGTATTGATGGCTCTTTGATTGAATCCGATGTTTATCAGGGTGGAGCTACTGATGCTTTCACTGCTACTGATGTCGGCAAAGCGTTTGACATTTATGTTGATGGCACGACTGGCGAAATGTTTGTCGATCCGAATGACACGACTGGTGCGTTCCTCGTCCTGATGAGCTACGACACTCCGAAGAACAAAGCTTGGCTGAAGATCCATCGCGCTAAGCTCCTGCTGGTGTAAAGGAATAGGTGAACTACAATGGCTGAAACAAGAATTAGTGATCTTAACAATTTAATCTACACTGGTATTGATGAAGTTTTCAATCGTGCGCTTCTTGCTCCTCGCAATATCTACTACAAGAATTGCGTTCGCGAAAAGACTGTCAACAAAAAGTTTGGCTGGTATGAAACCATCGGTACGCTTGGTGCTGCTGTCGAGAAAAAAGAGGGCGATGCCATCAATTTCGACAAAATTCAGGATGGTTACAAGACTACCATCGAAACGCTGACCTATGCCAAGGGCGTTCAGGCTTCTCAGGAATCTCTTGAGTTCGATCTGTACAACGTTGTCAACCAGCAGTTCGGTGCTCCGCTTGTTACCAAACTGATTCAGAAGAAAGAAGCGATGGTTGCCAATGCGTACAACAACGCTTTCACCAACACTGGCGCTGACGGTGTGGCTCTGATTTCTGACTCGCATCCGCTTCTCAACACGACT